TGACTTTACATTGACGTATACACTTCCAAAAGCAAAGGGTGCGTTTCCGCAAACCAATCTGGTTCCAAAGCGTAAATCATCTGCACTTGCAAAAACAAAGGGTGGGATTAAAGAAATCCTAGAATCCATTCCTGTAATTGATTCATTGTTTCAACGCAAGTCACCAGCCGACGTAAAAGCAATCTTGGAATCGTTCCTAAACCCGATTGATGGTCCAATGGTTGAAAATGTTGGAGTAAGCAGTGTTGACGAAGCCATTCGTGAACTATCTGCGTAGTAACTAAAAAACATATATAGTTTTTGGAAGCTGCCGTTGTATTAAATATCGACGGCAGCTTCTTTTTCTTGGGAAATTTATGAGTAACGGAAAATTATCATCAGTAGACATATTAAAGATGATCAATAAAAAGGCTGGCAGAACCGTCGCCTTTGCAGGTGATCAAGAAAACCCGGCAGATATTAAAGATTGGATCCCAACCGGATCACGATGGCTCGACTCCATCATTTGTCGCGGTCAGTTAGCGGGCATCCCAGTTGGACGATGCACAGAGATCGCAGGTCTTGAGAGTTCAGGTAAGTCTTATATGGCTGGTCAAATCGCTCGCGAAGGTCAGAAGAAGGGCATTAAAGTATTATATTTTGATTCTGAAGCCACAATGACAAGTGAGTTCTTGGAGAAGCTAGGGTGTGACATGGATAGTGACAACCAAATTGTTATAATCCAACCAGAAGACGTTGAAATGGTTCTAGAAACTATGGAAATGTGTATGGCAAATGACCCAGATAATCGTTATTTATTTATTTTGGATTCACTGGCTATGACTCCGTGTCGTGCAGACTTAGAAAAAGATTTTAATCCACAATCATCAATGGCACAAATGCCACGGGTGTTGTCGATTGGAATGAAGAAGCTCACAGTTTCGCTCTCCAAGACACAATCAACGTTTCTTGTCCTTAATCAACTAAAAACAAACATTAATGTTAATAATCCTATGATGATGTTATCTCAGCCTTGGTTCACTCCTGGTGGCAAAGCAATCATTTATTCTTATTCATTGCGGCTATGGCTGACAGGGTTAAAAGGTAAGAAGACTTTTATTGAAGACGAGAATGGTTATCGAATTGGTTCAGAAGTTAAAACAAAATTAGAGAAATCTAAATTCGGCACTCAAGGGCGCATTTGTAACTTTAAGATTTTGTGGGGTGGCGAAGAAGTCGGAATTATGAATGATGAATCTCTCTTGATGGCTATCAAACCATCCGACAGGCTTAAAAATGCGGGTGCGTGGTTTACGTTGGAAGGTTATGAAAAGAAATTCCAAACAGCCACGTTCCCCAAACTTATGAAAAGCGATCCAAAGTTCGCAAAGATCGTTTATGATATTATGGACGAAGAAGTCATCCGAAAGTTTGAAAACAAAACTGGTAAAGCTGAAGATTTTTATGATTTAGAAGAACAAACTCTAGAACAGGAGAAGTAGATGAAATCGGTTGTTTTGTTTGACATGGATGGAACGATAACGCCCGCAAGAAAATCCATTGAACCCAAAATGGAAGAAGCATTAAGAAATCTTCAGACAATATCAGAAGTTGGCATTGTTACAGGCAGCGAATTTGAGTATGTTATGGAGCAATGCGGTTCGTTTTTGAATTCAGGTGAAGATTTCTCTAATCTAACGATTTTGCCTTGCAACGGAACACAAAAATATATCTTTAAAGATGGCGAATGGTCAAAAGAATCGTCACTTAATATGCGAGAGCATTTGGGCGAAAAGACATTCCGCAGATTAATGTTTTTGCTTTCTGAAAGAATGTATATTACTCATCTTTGTAATACAGGTTGGGAAATTCCCTTGTCTGGACAATTTATTTCTTATCGAGATTCGTTAATCAATTGGTGTCCCATTGGGCGCAAGGCCACAGATGATGATCGTAAGCGTTTTATTGAAAGGGACAAAGAACATGGAATAAGAGAACGCAATTTAGAAGTTTTTAAAAGAGGAGTTCTAAAGGAATCAGTTGAGTTCGCCCTCGGCGGCAACACCTCTATTGATATCTATCCTATAGGTTGGGATAAAACTTATGCTTTAAATCATTATGAAGATTATGATCACTGGTTTGTTGGCGACAGGTGTACACTTCCAATGGGAAATGACAAGCCACTTTATGATAAGATTAGAGAAATAAAGCCTGATCAAGCATTTGAAGTTAAGACAACTAACGATACTCTTAGAATCATCAACAACATTATAACACATATTAATACAGAGGAATAAAATGTCTCAAAAAATATTAATCATCGACGCGATGAACATGTTCATAAGGTCTTATGTCATGAACCCAAGCCTCGCGGCAAATGGTGCGCCCATTGGCGGAACTAAAGGTTTCTTAATGTCTCTGCAAAAGATGACAAGAGATATGCAACCAGACAACGTTGTGGTGGTGTGGGATGGTGGCGGCGGAAGTGCGAAAAGACGCACAATTGTTAAGGAATATAAAGAAGGACGCAAGCCTCTTAAGCTCAACCGTGCATACAAAGGAATGTCAGCACTTGAGGAGTCACAAAACCGCTACGATCAAATGCGAAAGACCATTGAATATCTTAATGAAATGCCAGTGGCTCAATTGATGGTGGAAGACATAGAAGCAGATGATGTAATTGCCTATATCTGTCAAATGCCCTCGTTAAAAGAGGATGTTAAAATTATTGTATCAATGGATAAAGATTTTTATCAATTGTGTGATGACAAGACAATGATTTATAGCCCAGTGAAGGATGAATTCTTAAACAAAAAGAGAATCATCGAACAATTTTCTATTCATCCCAACAATTTTGCGATGGCTCGTGCTATAGATGGCGATAAGTCCGACAACCTAGAAGGAATCAGGGGAGCTGGACTCAAGACAATTGCTAATAAATTTTCCTTTCTTGCTGAAGAAAAATCATATACTCTTGATGATTTGTTTAATCATTGTCGCAGAGATGATTCGGGATTAAAGTTATATAAAAATATCCTATCAGAAAAAAATAAAGTTGAGCTAAATTATAAATTAATGCAACTCTATTCGCCCTATATTTCAACCCAAAGTTCCCAACATATTAAAACTACTGTTGAAAATTTTAAACCGTCATTTAACCGAACTGAAGTTCTAAAGATGATGTCACTTGATGGCATTCACGAGTTCAACTGGAACTCACTTTTTCAAAAATTTAGATCGATTATTGACGACGCTCGCGACTAATTACAACATCCCCTCACAAAGAGCTTGACAAACTTTTTTGATTGAGGTATGATCTAGAAACACATCAGGCACACGAGGTTATAATGTCCACAAATGATAAAATTTCTTTCTCTAAATATGGTAAAATTTTTCAAGAAAAGCTCGCTTTTATTATCTTAGATGATCGTGTTTTTGCTGATCGAATGATGGAAGTTTTAAACATCGAATTCCTAGAATACAAGTATCTTCAAGCATTTACAGAAAAAGTCTTCCAATATAAAAGAAAATATGGATCGCAACCATCTCACGATACGATGAAGACAATCATTAAGTCCGGTCTTGATGATCTTAATGAAGCGTTGCAGAAACAACTTCGTGAGTATTATGCTCGCGCACTTACAAACATTAACATACTTGAATCGTGTGAATACATTAAGGATACAGCACTGGATTTCTGTCGCAAGCAGAAGTTACGAGAGGCGATGATGAAGTCGTCTACACTCCTTCAAAAGTGCTCATTTGATGAGATTTCTGTACTCATTAACGACGCCCTTAAAGCAGGTGCCGACGCAGACTTTGGGTACGATTATATCAAAGATTTTGATAAAAGATTCGAGTTCTCTGGTCGTGATACCATCACTACTGGCTGGCGACGAATGGATGAAATCACTGGTGGTGGTGGAGGTCGCAAAGAGTTAGGAGTTGTGATTGCTCCAACTGGCGTGGGTAAATCAATGGTGCTTGTCCATCTTGGCGCAACCGCAGTTAAAGCAGGGATGACCGTTGTTCATTATACTTTGGAATTACGCGATACAGTTATTGCCAATCGTTATGATTCGTGTATCACTGGTATTCCTCTGGATGAATTGATGGATCGCAAGCCCGAGATTAGGGAAATGATTAATGATTGCGATGGCACCCTTATTGTTAAAGAATACCCTACCAAAACTGCCACAACAAACACAATTCGAGCACACATAGAAAAATTAAAACAACAAGGAATAATTCCAGATATGATCATCGTGGATTATGCTGATCTTTTACGCACCCTATCAACGCGCCGTGAAAAAAGAGAAGAACTTGAATCCATCTACGAAGAACTCCGAGCCATTATGATGGAAAATAATGTAGTTGGCTGGACAGCATCTCAAACAAATCGAACAGGACTGCAAGCAGAAATTATTACTATGCAGTCAATCTCAGAAGCATTTAACAAGTGCTTTGTTGCCGACCTTATCTTTTCGGTATCAAGAACAACAGAAGATAAACAAAAGAATGGTGGAAGAATTTATATTGCAAAGAATCGTAACGGTCAAGATGGCCTAGTGTTTTCAATCTTTATGGACACAGCAAATATTGACATTAAAGTGTTAGAAAGGTATGATCCTAACGAAGCAACAGGTCCAGCACTATCTCAAGAAGAAAAACAAAAATTTATGTTAAACAAATATAAGAAACTAATGAAGGGAGCGACTATGTAATGGAACTATCAAGTAAAATTCTATCTGATATTACTGTGTTTATGA